ACCTGACCTGACCTCTCTGGGTGGGCATGTGAAACGCGCTTGGGGGGCGGCCAGAAACGCCAAACGTAGCCACGGAGGGGAAAACGCCCACGGCTCTCTCGGTATTGAAGACGAAATGCTGAATGCGCTCAGGGCCCGAAAAAACGACTATACGCCCGAGAAGTACCCCAAGATCAAGTCTCAGGGCGGCTCCACCGTTTACATGGGCATCACCGACGTCAAATGCACCGATGCTGAATCGTGGATTAAAGACGTATTGCTGCCAACCGAGGACCGGGCGTGGAAAATCAAGCCAACCCCGGCACCGGATATTCCGGAAAGCATCCAGCAAGCCATTTTCAGTCGGGTGCAGCAGGAGGTCGAGCAGCAGCAGGGCGTGGTCCCTGAAGAGCTGATTCACCTTCGCGTCGAGCAGATCGAGAACGGTGTCATCGAGCGCTTCGACAAGCTGGCCAAGGAAACCTCAGACCGCATGCACCGCACGGTCGATGACCAATTTGTCGAGGGCGGCTTCTACGAAGCCTTGAACGAGGTCATTTACGACATCGTGACCTTCCCGGCCGGCATCATGCGTCGCAGTATGAAGATCGTGACGGCGCTGTCGTGGGATAACCAAGACGGCATCACCCGACCGACCGTGCAGAAAAAGCTCATCAATCACTGGTATCGGGTCAGTCCGTTCGATATCTACCCGGCACCGGATTCTCGCGCTATGGGTGACGGCTACCTGATTGAGCGCCACCAGTTGCGTCGTTCGTCTCTGACCGCCATGAAAGGCGTTACAGGCTACTCTGACAGTGCCATTGACCTTGTTTTGGCCGAGTTTGGGGCTCAGGGACTGGTCAACTGGATGGCCATTGATCAGAGCCGAGCCGATCTGGAAAACCGTGATCAGATGCGCAATACGCCCGATCGCACCATTGATGCGATCGAGTATCACGGAGAGATTCAGGGCCGCATGCTGCTCGATTGGGGCATGTCGGACGAAGAGATTAAAGACCCGTTGGGTGAGTACGAAGCGAACGTCTGGGTGATTGGACCGTATGTGATCAAGGCCACGCTGAATAAAGACCCCTTGCTACGCCGGCCGTACTTCATGGCCAGTTTCCAAAACATCCCCGGTTCGTTCTGGGGCCGTGGTGTGCCGAAGAAAATGGAAGACGTACAGAGCGTCTGCAACGGCACAGCTCGCTCGCTGGTCAATAACGTCGCCATTTCCTCGGGTCCACAGGTTGAGATTTTTGGCGACCGCATAGCGTCAGGCGAGTCCATTACGTCCATGTATCCGTGGAAAATATGGCAAATGAAGGCAGACCCAACCGGTGGCGGGCATCGTGCCATCAACTTCACTCAGCCGAACATCAACGCTGGCGAGCTGATGCAGACTTACGAATTCTTCTCGAAACTCGCCGACGACCACACGGGCATTCCGCCGTTTGGCAGCTCACAGACCCAGCAAGGCGCTGGCAGTCGGGCAGCCGCTGGCATCGCCATGTTGTTGACTGTTGGCGCAAAAGGCATTAAACAGGTCATCAAGAACATCGACACAGGCATTATGGAGCCTGCGGTCGAGCGAAATTACCAATGGAACATGCAGTTCAACCCGGACGAAAACATCAAGGGTGATGTCGAGATAGAGGCTCGCGGAGCGCAGTCGCTGGTCGCCAAAGAGCAGATCGCGGTACGCCGGCAGGAATTCCTGCAGACCACCGCAAATCAGTTCGACTACCCACTGATGGGCCCAGAAGGCCGTTCAGCGCTTTTGCGTGAGGTCTCAAAGGGCCTCGACATGCCGGGTAACGAGATTGTTCCACGGATGATTAAACAAATTGGACCGCCCCAAGGAGCTATTCCAGAGGGCGGCGAAGCAGGGGCAGCTACCACGAATGACACTGGTGGCAAGCCCTCAGATTTTAATACGGTGCCGAACACAGCATGAGCGAAGAAAAGGCAAGAGACGCGGGCAAGCAGATAAAGTCGATGTGCCCGCATGCGCATGAAGTCTTGGTTCAGCACCTCAAAGAATTGCAGTCCACTGCGGATCAGAACCTACGGTACGCGCTGGACGACACCCTATTACGTCAGAATCAGGGCAGGTCGCAGCTTATAGAAGAGCTGCTGAAGACCCTGAATATCTGAATCCAAGCGAACACCCGAAAAGGGATCGCATCACCACGAACACCGCACTGCGGATCGAGGAAATGACATGGCAGCTCCGAAAAAAGTTACTGAAATGGCAAATCTAGCGAATAGGTTGATTGCAGAGAGCGCGACGAATACTCCTACGGGAAATCTGACCGCCCCACCTGTACCGCAACCTGCGCTAACGGTAGTTGACGATACGCCTGCGGTAGTAGTATCGCCCCAAGCGGCAAATGCGTATGCGATTGATCCTGCGACATTGGCGCCACCGCCAGCACCACCGGCATTAGCGGCACCACTCGCAGCGGCTCCCACGCCTGATGGCTGGGAACACAAGTACAACGTCCTCAAGGGGATGATGACTCGGGCCCAATCCGACAGCAATATTCGGGTTGAACAGCTCGAAAACCAGATTGGAGCGTTAGTGGAACTGACCAAACAACCGGGACACCAAGATACATTCCATCCGAAGGTCCAGCCTGTAATGGCTGATTACGGCATGTCGGAGGATGATATCGAGGCGCTCGGAGGTCAGGAATTCATTGACCAGATTCTGAGAATCAGTGCCGCTGGCACTGCCGATCAGATTGCTGGGCTCCGAAATGAAATCAACACCTTGAGAGCCTCTCAGACTGAGTCGGTAGAAGACATTTTCTATGCCCAGTTATCCGCAGCCTGCCCATCGTGGCGGGTGGTCAACAAGGATGACCGGTTTAACGAATGGCTTTTGGGTGATGAAGGTCTGTCTGGGATAGCAAAGAAGAATTTTCTCGAAAACGCATACGAGAATCGCGACGCCGAAACATCGGCCAGATACTTTAACGAATTTCTAAAGCTGCTACCGGGTTCGCCCGGTCTCAATTCTGACGTCACCGGGGAGATTCTCCCAGAGTTAGGTGGCAGTGGTCCCCCAATCGGTGTGCAAGCCGGCAACATATACACCCCGGCAAGCATCCAGTCATTTTTCAAGGACAAAGGACTTGGAAAATTCAAGGGACGAGAAGCAGAGGCCGACGCGATTGAGAAGGATATCTTTGCCGCGCAGCGTGACGGTCGCATTGTTCGCCCGAGACCGGGCATGATGTAACCAATAGCAGCGTCGGCTTTCAGGAGTATGCAAAATGGCATATCCAGTAGACGCGACATATCAAGGTGGATACGACGTCGGCGCCGGTTATTCCGGCACTTACATACCTGAGATTTTGTCAGGTAAGCTCGTAGAGAAGTTTTACGCCGCCACTGTTTTCGGTGAAATAGCAAACACCGATTACGAGGGTGAAATCAGTGGGATGGGTGATCAGGTTAATATCCGCACCGTGCCAAACATCACCATCACCAATTACGAAATTGGCGATGTACTGACTTACCAGCAGCCTGCAAGCGTGAATGTCACGCTGTTAATCGACCAAGGCAAGTACTTTGCCTTCCGCGTCGATGACGTCGAGACACACCAGACCGATCTTCAGTTGATGAATGATTGGGCTGATGACGCTTCGCAGCAAATGAAGATCGCTGTCGATACCGACATCCTGTTGGCTACCGGCAAAGGTCTGCTCGTTGACGTCCCTGCAGCAAATCAAGGGGCGACGGCGGGTGTCATTTCATCCAGCATGAACATCGGCACAGCAGTAACGCCGCTGGCTCTGACCACATCGAATATCCTGTCGGCAATCGTCGATCTGGGTACGGTGTTGGACGAGCAGAACGTCCCGGAGAGTGGTCGGTGGTTGATTCTTGATGCCAAGGCGATTGGCCTCATCAAGAAATCCGACTTGAAGGACGCTTCGCTGGCTGGGGATGGCACCAGCATCCTGCGTAACGGCCGGGTTGGCATGATTGATCGGTTCACGATCTTCCTGTCCAACAATGTGCCGCGTAACGTGGGCGCTGGTAATGCGACGATCGGGTACGCAGGGCACAAGTCTGCCCTGACGTTCGCGTCACAGTTCACCAACATGGAAACTCTCCGAGCAGAGTCCACGTTTGGCGACCTGATGCGCGGCCTGAACGTCTATGGGTTTGAGACCATCAAACCTGAGGCTCTGGCAGCATTGCACTACACCGCCTAATAGGGTGGTTCGATCGCGGGG